TCTAGTTCAAGTTCGTCGTGCTCAGTAACATAGGATACAACAAACTGTTTGAAGTTTCGAAGCTCATCGTTAGCTTGTACGATCCCCGGATCAACGCCAAGAGATTGTAAGATGTGTTGCACTGTCGTAGTATACTGTATCATGCATCAACCTCAGTGTCATTAACATTATGTACCTGCCGGATCTTATTGTATATCTTCTCGGCAATATCCATCGGAGCATCAGCCGGTAATACCTGCATAAAGCCTGCCATATTACCATCGTCGGCTAATTTTCGAGCCTTTGACGCGCTGATACCAGACGTATCATCTGAATCTGGATCTCTCTCACCACCGACTGATTCAACTTTAAAGCGTTTATAACCAAATGCCAACTTTTCATCTTCGTGTTCGTTGTATTTTTTAAACTTCTCTTCGTAATCCTTTTTACGATCAGAGCCTGCTACTAATTTTACGTTGGTAAACCCGTGATCTCTTAACCAATATCCAGCGTCGAATGGATTTCTTATCCAAGGCTCATTAACAAACTTTACATTTGGAAAAACAAAATCAAGTAACTCTAATTTCTCATCAACATGCAGAGGGTTTTTATTATTATCTTCTGTCTTAGAAACAAACACAAACAATTCTCTATTTTCCCTTTCAGCTATCTCCTTTGCATGATTGATAACCAATTCATGTCCAGCAGTTGGAGGATTCATCCTACCAAATACAAAAATAGCTTTTGTATTAGTATTATCCTCTGGATAATCGTTGATTATTTCTTCAAATAGTAGGTCAAATTTCATTTAGCGCATTTTCCTATTAACAGTGTTAACTACTAGATGTGAATCGACCTTTTCGTCGTAGTTGACTATATCAGACTTCTTAAGAGAGTCAATAATCTCCTTAACTACTCTATCTTTATCTTGATATAATTTAGCGTAGAGAGGTACTAGTTGGCTAATAAGAATATTGATTTGACCTTCACGAGCATCAGGTATGCGCATACCAGGTAAAGCGATTTGTTCATCAGCTTCTTTGAGATATGCTTCCCACATTAGTTGTTGATCTTTATTTTTCATCGCGCCTTTAAATCTTCTGGTTTAATATTACCTCTACCAAACTTAAACAAGCCTAGGATTTGATTTACCGGGGCAAAGTTGCCTGTAAATTTATATGTATGTCCATTGAACCTAAATACGAATCCTTCTGCAGGGCTGCTTAAGTTATCTGAACTGCCTAATTTAATTAATTGCTTTTTGAGAATGTCTAATGCTTCCTCATGACCTGAAGCTTCGATATTGCTAATAGCTGCAGCAACCTCTTGGCGCTGTCTGTCAAGCTCAGCTTTGTTGTCAATAATTAATGTACTTTCAAGCGACTTGAGCATCTCGACTCCAAATTGATGTATAACCATCTCTAATGGTAATATGTATTGTTTAATTAGCTCGGCTCGCGTGTCATATAAACTTTTGACTTGCGATTTCATGTCAATATCAAACTCTTTGATCATTTGTGTAATCGTCGGTGCTTTACTGAAACCTAACTTCTTCCATTTAGTCTCATCATCACTCTCGAGCATCTTAACCAACAATATCTTGACGTGTTTAGGTTTTAAATTGGGAATCTCACGGCGGATATCATTTTTGATATTCATAATGAGATAGTCTTTAATTCTATGCTTGTCTTTAACACCTAATTTGCGAATAACAATAAGAGCTTCGCGTAATGCTGTGTCATTCTCTAATCTATTAAGACGAGTAATAGCATCTCCCATGATCTTGTAATTGTCTGCATCGATTACCTCGTTCATCTTATCTAATGCTGCAGCTAATCGCGCTGATCTACCCGGATCATATATGTCTTTTAACTCACCAGTGTGGAAATTTACTGCTACACCAGGAGCATCGCGATGAACAAGTAAAGTATTGATATCATAATTAATAACGTTACTGGATCTATTGTCGATTACCTCAGCATTGTAAAAAATGTTACCTTCACGACCAAATAAATCAATAATCTCATCATCAGTCAAGGCTTGAATACCCTTTTTGAACATATTAAACGCTTGAAGGAACACTGCTTGTATATTTTCCTTACCGTCACCAGCAAATTTATTGGCTAGAGTCGCAGCATCCATGCCGCCTGCTTTAGCATTGCCTTTATTTCTTACTGCTCGAGCATCTCGATGCTCAATATTGTATGTAATGAAGATATTCTGACCATCTGTCTTCTCTGTACCTTCTAATTCTCCGTTAGAAGCCGCGGCTAACAGTTGTTTTAGTTCACCGAATGTAAGATCCCAGTTGTCATACAGATGATCCATATGACCACCAAGGCCACCTTCGTTAAGAAGTGAATATTGATCGAATTTAATCATTAGTCTGAGTTAACATTGGTAACATCAGCGTGTGCACTGATAATATTTCGCATTTCTGCTAACTTAACACCGGCATTTTCTGGTGTTATATCTTCTGAGAACGCATCTCCCTTTTCAGCTGAAGATAAAGTCGATGGATCAATACCGAGCGCGTCCTTAATGTTCTGTGTAAACTCAACAATCTCACTTCCAGATATAAATTTCTCAGCTTCTTTCTTAGCATCAGTTTTACCGGGTACAGTACTTGGTGTAGCACCAGCGCCCATAGGAGCTCCCATTGGAGGTAACCCACCAGCCATAGGATCACCACCAGGAGGAGGGGGCGGAAGTTCTTCACCTAATTCATTTAAAACAATACCTGCATTGTCTGCGTATTCTTTGAGAAAATTATCGAGCTTACTCATGATATATAAAATATTTATTACAAATTGTGGGTAGTAAACGTATATAGTCCGATTCTTCTTCCGTCGGATCCCGGGAAGAGAATATTCGGCCGGGGGCAAGGAGGTCTATAAGACCTTATTCTTGTGCTAACACATAATCAACTGTTTATTCCTAATTTGTTGAAAAAAGTTATTCGACAGGTATGTCAACCCGTATCTTTTTGCGAAATATCGAGCCTTAGTGAATGTGTAAGATGAGATGTCGAAGTTATTAACAACACATTTAGCGTTATTGACGATATCTGCACAATCTCCATTGTTTTTACGTATTTTACTCCTCATCTCCTTGAATGTCATATCGGTACACATAAACTTTATAGGTAACATCTTAATAATCCTAGGAATAAACTTATCTATGAACAATTGAAGCTCATTATCCTTAATGAGTAACGATAAATCCCCCGTTATGTTACCCTTACTACTGTATACTATTAGTATCTTGTCTTTACCCTTGAGAGACAGTACATAGTCACAAAGACCCTTAATGATATGGTGGTACATCAACCGCTTTGTATGGGTATTACGTATGTTAACTACGTTGTCTTTAATTAAATTGAATTCACCGAGCTGATTTATGAGTTCAGTCTCGATATGCCCTTTAAAAATGCCTGAAAAGTCTATAAGTTTTATTCCGTGAAGCGGTATCTTAATTATCATCTCTTAATTTAGGTCGTCTGCCTATTCTACAGTTTATTATGCCATTGTAGTACTCATCTGACAGCAAAACCTCTCGTTCGAACTGAAGCTTTGCTTCTTTATAAGCCAACTCCCACTTATTATAACCTATATCTAGGATAATGAAAGAGAAATTTTCCTTTCCGGTCTCATCTATGTGTTCATTTAGGCTATTACAGCTCCCGGTGTATGTTTTCCAGTCCGATTCCTGTATAATGTGACGTTTGTTCTTTTTGCCCTTAAGAGGTGGCCGCTTAATCCGCTTAACCATTTGCTTCTTACCCAAATATTTTCTATTTGTGGTATTGTTTGTTATTTCATATATGAATCCATAGCAACCCTCAGGTATTATTCCATCGAATTGCCAATGACCCAGATCCATATAGAATACTTAGAAGAAAAACCTACATGGCAATTTTAGGACGCCTGATTACAGGGACAGCTTCTTTAAGCTTTTTTTTCTTTTGCTTTTTGCGATCCTTCTTAAGAGCAGCTTCCCATCCAAATAGATTACGCGCATCATTTGGCGCGTACCAGGAGTCATCATTACCTACCAAGCTATCCGGGCTACCCGGCGTCATTGCCGAACCTACGGAGTTTTGTTCCAAAAGTTTTATAAAAAGATTATCAAATTTCGATGGATTATTCACTTTAGTATACTATTATTTATGGTAATAATGGAGTTGTTAGTAGAGTACATAACAGAACTTACTGAAGATACGTCTTTAGATGAGTTCACTATGCGTGACGTCCAGATGAAGTTACCTGGTATTAAGCATAAATGGACAGGTCGGCTTATGAGAGCAAAGATGAGTCTTCATGCCAAACAGAATGATAGATATAAGCGGGTAAATGAACTAGCTAATCGGTTGATTGAGGAGAGCCCTATCAAGATAAGCTTCCCGATAGCGAGACAGAAAGTTGAAAATCACGATTCTATTACTACAATTGATTTATCGATACAGGAACTCAAGCTTGTCATCGAGTTTTTAGAGAAGACTGAGAGAACACTTAACAGTATGACATTTGACATTAAAAATCTTACTGAGATAATAAAATTGGAGCTACAGTAATGCCTATTCTATTTGATTGGGACGTATCCAGGCGTCAAGGTAAAGTATCGGGTGAATATTTCGACGAGATACGAGAACACTTCTCCGTAAAGAATGATGCAGCCAAGTTCGCAAGGCTCAGAGGTAGATATATGCCGTCGAGGAAATATATCATAACACCAGCTGGTAGATTTGACATTGGATTGTTTAATGAAATTAATAACTTCATAACAGAGCAGCAGTACAATACTGATACAGTCATAACACCTGAGTTTGCTAAAAGAGCTAAACCTCATATTGACAACATTGTCGTACCTGAGCTTAAACTTAAGTTGCGCACGTATCAGAATGATATTGTCAAGTCATGCATCAACACCGGCCGCGGGGTAGTCGTATTAGCTACTGCAGGTGGTAAGACGTTGACTATCGCAACCTTAATAGAGTCATATTATAAAAATTTATCAAAAGACTTTAAGTGTGTGTTGATCGTACCAGATCGAGGCCTTGTAGAGCAAACTGTAGGTGACTTTATGGATTACGGTGTTAGCTTTTCTGTATCTAAATGGACAGGTAATGATAGCTTGAACTTATCATCTAACGTAATTGTATGTAATATGGGTATACTACAGAGCAGTAAGTCAGATACATCATGGTTATCAGATATCGATATGTGTATCGTTGACGAGGTACATAAGCTCAGAAAAGGTAATAAGATTAACAAGCTATTTAAACAGGTACGGACACCTAGTATATATGGATTTACCGGTACAATGCCTGAAGAGCAGATCGATCAATGGAATATCGTAGGCAAGATAGGGCCTATTATATATGAGAAGAATAGCTATGAGCTTAGACAGGAGAAATATATTACTGACGTCAAGGTACAGGTATTGAGACTCAAGTATATAGGCTCACCTAAGTACCCTAAGGATTTAAATGACCCTTCAGAGAGATATAGAGCTGAGACGGACTTCTTAATACATAATAACTTTAGAAATAATATATTATGGAATCTATGTCGCAAGGTTGACGGTAATATACTATTACTCGTAGATTATATAGAGCATGGCAATATACTACATAAGTATATCTCTAGCCGCTCACCAGAAAAGCGCGTATACTTTATAAGAGGTGAGGTCGACATACAAGATAGAGAGCGGGTAAAGCAGATAATGGAGATGGAGGACAACGTCGTCGT